CTGGCGGGGGCGGGGGGCCCCGCCGGGGGGGGGGGGGCGCGGCCTTTCTTAAGGACTCAGAGGTCCAGGTCGTCGATGTCCAGCGCGTCCACGTCGAGCTCGACGGCGTCCTCCACGTCCTCGGCCGGTGCAGGCTTGGCCGCAGCCTCGGCAGGCTCGTAGATCTCGCCGTCCATCGGGTCGGCCTCCGGCTCGGCCTTGGCCGGCTTGGTGGCGCGAAGGTACTCACGCACCTCGCTCCTCACGCGGCCGTTGTAGGGCTCTCCGTCCTCCACGACGATGTCCACGGGGCGGCCGACCAGGGACCGCGGGTTCAGGGCGATCTTCTTCTTGGCGATCTTGACCCCGAGGGCCTGAAGGAAGGCGGCACTGCGGAACATCGCCTTCTCCGTCTGAGGAAGGCGGTCGATGATCTGCTGTCCGGCGTGCGGGCCGGAGGTGATCTCCAGGTAGACGACGAACATCACGTTTCCGGCCTTGGAGGTCGTCTCCTCGAAGTCCGAGACCTCGGCGTGGTAGGTACCGGGGGCGACGTGGGCGGTGGAGGTGTCCTTGTAGTTGGTGAAGTCAAAGGTCAGAGCCATGAGATTTTCTCCTATGTGGTTGGGTTACTGGGTGTCAGTCGTCGGACTTGTCCGACTTGGCGGCGGGCTTGCGCTCCGGGACTCCGCCTACTCCGAGGAAGCGGGAGAGCTTCTCCAGAGTCACGGGGTGGTCGCGTCCCAGGACGGGCGGGACCTTCCCGCGAAGGTTGTAGGGGATGCGGGCCTTGGTCCCGTACTCCGGGTCGGTGCCGAAGCGGACGATGTGCTTCAACGAGGGGCCGTCGTCGCGGCCGGTGTTGTCGAGGTCCTCCTCGACGTCGGCATAGATGATGTAGTTGGGGGTTGCTCGGATGATCGACTGGGCGCCGCGCTGGACGTCCGGAGAGCGGCGCACGCCGCCGTTGATCTCGTCCTCGACCATCTTGACCTGGGCCGTCATGACGACGTGCATCGGCTCCTTACGGTTACCGTCGGCCAGGCCGTACCAGAACACGGCCGTGTCGGTCATGATGTCCAGGGCCTGGCCCCATGTGCGCTGGTCGGCCGGGGCGGTGCCCTGCTTGATCTCGCGCACCGCGGTCTCGCTGACCCCGGTCAGATAGCGCATCGTCATCTTCTGGAGGGCGGTGAGACTGTCGAGGACGACGGCCTTGTACCCGTGACCGCCCTTGTCCAGGCTCCAGAAGACGTCGTCCAGTGCGGTGACGCTCTCTGGACGTACCACATCTATGTTCTTGGCGTAGGGCGCGTTCTTGAAGCTCTGGGTGCCCTTCTCTCCGGGCAGGTCGATGAACAGGGTCTTGCCCATCGTGGCGATGGTGGAGGCGAGAGAACTCTTTCCCCCACCCTGAGGCCCGAGGATCAGCCACCGACCGTAGTCGGCTGCCTCCTCGTTCACGTCAACGATGTTGACGCCGGCGAAACTGGCCATTGAATTTCCTTCCGCTGTTTGGGTGGTGGCTTAACTGTAGGTGTATGACGGCGGTCATTGCAAGCCGGAATGGCTACCTGCCGCTGTGAGACGGGTCACGGTAGCGGAGGCCGTACTCCTCCGGCGCGTACTCCCCGCCCGGTCCTCCAACCATTTGCGCACGGCACAGGTCGGCGAACTCGCAGAACTGGCAGGCCGCCTTCCCGAAGTTGCGGGGCGCCTCGCCGCGCCGGTCAGCGCGGACGCGCGTCCGAGAGATATCCGAGCAGGTGTCAGCCGCGGCCTGAAGATGGGAGCGGACCAGGTACGGGCTGACCGGGGTCAGGTGGCGTGCGAACCACTGACTGACAACCTGAGGCGAGGTCAGGCGTTCGATCTCTGACTCCTCGGCCGTGTAGGTGCCGGCCGCGCTCCCGTCCTTCTTCGTCCCCTCGAAGGGGACGCCGTCGGCGCACCACTCGAGGTACGTCCTCAGGTCGTAGTCCTTGACCGAAGCGGCGAGCTTGCCGGCCTTCGTGATCTTGGGCGTCTTCGGAGCCTTGGACCGAACACGGTCGAAGGCGACGGCGCGGGGCGTGGGCACTCCCCACTCGGCGCAGTCGGGGGACAGGCCCCAGGCGTAGAGCTGTACCTGGCTGTCCATCATCTCGTCCAGGCTCGTGACCTGGCCCAGAGTGCCGGAGGTCTTGCAGTCTCTCACCACGACGATGCCGCGCTTGCGGTCCTGGTAGACCTCATCCGCGTAGCCCCACAAGGTGACCCCGGTGCCGGGAATCTCGCGCTCCCAGCGCTGCTCGACGGCGAGGACGGCCTCGTTCTCCGACTCCTCAGCCCAGCGCTCACGCCACTCGGCGTAGACGTGCGAGAGGCGCTGCGGGAGAGGCTGTCCCAGCCACCCTATCCAGGCCTCCCGAGCGCCCTCGCCGAGCCGGTCCCAATAGTCCTGGGAGGCGGTGATTATCTCATCTGGTGAGACGGTTCCGGGGAAGGTGGGGCCGGTGTCCGAGGTCTGGATCGCCTCTAGGTCGGCCTTCAGGGTCCCCTCGGACCGTCCCTTGGTCAGACGATCCGCTGCGCGAACAGCGTGGAACCATGACCCGAAGTCTAGGGCGGGGGTGACCTCAGACCGGGAGCGGCGCAGGCCGTCGATGTAGCGGTACTTCCACGCCTGTGGGCAACGGCGATGGAGGGTAAGCGAGGAGTAGGTGGCCTTCTCGGCCGTGATGACGTCCTCCTCAAGACGCTGGGTGGGGCTCATGGTGACTGCTACTTCCTATCGGCATAGATGTGATTCATAAGGGTCTTCTCCAGGTCCGTTCGGTCCTGGAAGGCCTGAAACACTAGGTCGTCCACAGTGTTCGGTGCAAGCGCGTACCAGAACGTGGTTGCGCTCTTCTGGCCGAGCCGGTTGAGACGGTCTCGGGCCTGAACGATGTCGTCGCGCTGCCACGGCAGAGAGGCGAAGATCGCGTTCCTGGCGGTGACCAGTTCGTTAACGGCGACGGACAGCGTCTTGATCTGGGCGACGATGACGAGCCGGGCAGGGTCGTCGGACCCGAAGCGCTGGCGCATGGCCAGCCGGTCCTCCGGCTTGGTGGAGCCGTCGATCCGCAGGACCGTGGTCCGCTTGTCGGCGATCTCCTCCTCCAGCGCCGCGAGCTCGCGGGTGAAGGTCCCGAAGACGACGATGCGCTTCTCGTCCTCCAGCGTGTCGTGGATGAGGGAGGCGATGGTCTTCGCCTTGGACCGGCCGATCTCCCGCACCTCGCCGGAGTCGTCTGGCAGGTGGCCGGCCGTGATCTGGCGGAGCCGGGTCATGCGGACCAGGCGGCTGGCCGCGGTGGCGGCGTCTCCGCCGCCGCCGCTTCCGGCGTCCGCTCGCAGGTCGTCCTCCTCACGGAACTCTACCTGTAGCTTCGTGCGCATGTCCTCGTACGCCTTGAGTTCCTTCGGGCTCAGAGCGACGGGGAGGACCGTATCGACGGCGTCGGGCAGGTCCAGGCACTCCTCCTTGATGGCGACCGATGAGCGCTCGCCCATGATCTCCTCCAGGCGGTCCAGGTTCTTGAAGCCGACGACCTCGTGCCCCATGTACCCGCCCATCTCGGCGTAGTCCTCCTTGAAGTGCTTGAACGTCGCCACGCGGCGCTCGCCGTTGGGCTGCACCCGCCCGAAGGCGCGGGGGTCGAGGAACCTCCACTGCCCGTAGACGTCGAGCGGGGAGTGCGGGATGACGGTCCCGGTCAGGCCAATGCGGCGCTCAACCCGTGAGCCGATCCGTCCCGCCAGGCGAGACGCGTTGGACGAGACCGACTTGATCTTGTGCATCTCGTCGATCACGGCAAGGTCGGGGTCGAAGTCAGTGACGGCACTCAGTATGACGTCGGCCATCGTCTTGGACCCGACCTGCCGGCGCTGCGAGAGCGTGTCCAGGTTGATCGCCTCGATCACGAGGCGCGGCTTTCCGTCGCCGAGCACGTCCGGGCCGGCCTTGGCCGCCATCTTCCGGTCTAGATCGACGCCATCTCGCCGGGCGGCCAGCGCCCAGGCCCGCGTAGCGTGGAGCGCGCGGACGGTGTCCCCGGCTCCGCGTCCTCGACCTCCGGTCGGTTTGGCGATCTCCTTCCCGCCGCGGGAGCGTAAGGCCTCAACACGCTGCATGACCGAGCCGCCGAGGGCCTCGGCCCAGACGTTGACCTGAGGGCTGACCCACTTAGGGGCCTGTAGCGCCCACTGGTCGACGGCGGCGAGCGGGCCGATCACGAGGACGCGGGCCTCGTGGCGCGGTGAGGCCAGCGCGAGCAGGGAGCAGTAGTCCAGCGTGACCGCGGTCTTCCCGGTCCCAGGCTCCATGAGGAGGGCGCCTACGCCCTTGCAGGCGATGAGCTTGGCCAGGCCGCGCTTCTGGTGAGCGAAGCGGGGCGGGCCTCCGAACTCGAACCTAGTCACAGCTCTCCCCCGAATACTCGCGCAGCAGCTTGGCCACGTCCACCCGCTCCCCACCGAGGA